CCAATCGGCGTCGTCGAACACCAGCGTGCACACGTCCTCGAGTAGCGGCTCGGCCAGCTCCCAGAAATCAGCGACCGCCGCAGCGGTGTGGTCGCCGTCGTAGAAGACGAACCCGAACCTGCCCAACAAGGTCGGCAGGGCGTCGGCCATGTCCGCCCTGATCGGCGTGAACTTGCGCTTCCCCACGTAGAGGGTGACGTTGTCGAGGAACGTGTCGAACGACGTCCCGCCCGACCACTGGTCGCCCTCGTGGTGGTCAACGGTGACCAAACTGCACGACGCTGGCAGCGACGTCAGCAGCACCGACGTCGACAGGCCCAGGTAGTGCCCCACCTCGAGCGCAGCGTGCGCCGTCGTGCCCGATGCGACCTCGCCCAACCTCACGCACTCGGCCACCGACAATGCGCCAGGGATCTCCCGGCGCAGGTTCTCGGCGAAGTCACGCATAGCTGTTGTCGTCCGACTCGCGGTCCGGCAACGTCGCCGGTGTCTCCTTCGTCGACGACGGCCACCACACCTTCGGCCCCTTGTGGTGACCGACTTGGGCGGTCGTGTCGACGTACACCTTGTGCCCAGCCTCACCGGCACGCAGGCAGAAAGACACATCCTCACCCAGACACCACTCGATGCCGGATGCGCCGGTGCGGATGTCGAACCCGAACCAGCAATTCTTCGACCCGCCCGACTTGTCGAACATGTCCTGCAACACCGAGCGATGCACCAGTAGGCAGCCGGTGCCCGTCGCCGCCAGCTCGAGCACCTGCTCGGGCTGCCAGTCGAGCATCACCTTCGTGATGGCATCGTCGTCGGGGATGAACATGGTCGGCACCGGCCCTTCGGCGGTGACGATCACGCACAGTGCGCCGAGGATCTTGAGGTCCATCTGCATCGCCCGAGCGACCAGGCGGTGCAACAGATCGGGCGGAAACACCATGTCGGTGTCGCAGAACCACAACCACTCACACTGCGCGTGGTCGGGGTTGTGCAGGAACTCGTCGACCAGCCGGTTACGGGCCTTCGCCAAGTTCGCCGTCGCCTCGATCGCCACGTAGTTGTGCAGCAGTCGAAGGTCGATTGGCGTCGGCGACTCAGGCGCACCCGCCGCCTCCCACACCTGCACCGCACGCTCGCGGTCCCAGATGTCGAGCTCGACGAACGAGCGCAGGAAACGGGTACTGATGTCGTGGCCGGTGCTCGGGAACGCCATGAGGACGCGACCGGGCAGGCCATCTTCTGACGGCATGACGACTCCTTGATGACGGCGTTGACGGGTGACGGCAGTGCGGGGTCGGGTTCAGGTGCCGTCAAGCCGAACCCGACCCCGCGAAGGGGTCAGGTCAGCTCAGGACCTGCTTGAACCCGGTGCCCTGAAGCACGCAGGAAGCCACGGGGTAGCGGCCGGAGGTGAAGGCGCTGTAGCCGTAAACGACCATCTGCACCGACAGCTGCGAACCGAGCACTTCCTCGAAGCGGAAGCCGAGCGGCGAGCCGGCCTGCTCCATCAGGATGTTGTCGGCCCGACGGGTCACGATGATCCGATCCTCATCGGTGCTCGCACCGAGGACGATCGGAACGTTCGCGTCGGACAGCACCGGCACACCGGCGATCGAGCCCACAGCGTTCACGCCGGCAGCGGCACCCGCACCCACGACGTTGTCGCCGGTGTAAGGGGTGATCTCCACCAGCGGGCGACCGTTGGCATCCGACTGCGCACACAGCCACGCCCAACGGCGGGGGTGCATGACAATCAGGTCGGGAGCGGCCAGGCGCGAGGCGTTAACCTTGCCAATGGCGTTGTGGATCGCCGAGACCAGCGAAGCGCCGGTCGTGCCGGTCCACGCAGCGGTCTGCACCGACGTGGTGTTGATGACGCCGTAGTGGGTACCAGCGGTGCCGGCGCCGTTGATGGCGTCCGAATCCAGCTTCGTCGCGTAGGCCGAGACGAGGTCGGCGAGCAGGATCTCACCGATGCCGGTGCCACGCTCGAGCGCCTGACGGGACACCACCTGCTGGCCGGCGTAGGTACGCACGGGCACGGTCAGGTCGTTCTCGTCGTAGGTCGTGTTCGTGACCGCAGTGTTCTGGGTCTCCTGCGCCGCCACAGCGGTGCCGGTGTTGCCCAGCGGGATCGTGATGGTCATGCCGTCAGCCGGCAGCGCCATCGAGGACACGGCGTTGAGGAACGGGCGACCCGCACGCAGCACGGGAGCGAACTGCGAGGTGAGGTACTGCGGCACGACCAGCCCGCCGAACACGCCGGTGGTGGACCGGTACTCGGCCATGGCCTCGTCACGGGCACGCTCGACACGCTCACGCGCCTCGTAGTCGCCGGAGAACTGCGCCCGGTAGGCGTCGACGATGAAGTCGTGGTCGCCGTCGGGGCGGTAGGTGCGCTCCTCAGACTTGACCGACGCCACAGCGGTCTGCACGCCGAGCGCCTTGCGGGTCTCGTCGGCAGCCTTGCGGGACTCGTCGAGCTCGACCAGGTCGGACTCGCGCTGACGCAGCTCGGCGACCTTGTCGTCGATCTTGCGCAGCTCGTCACGCTTGGCGTCGAACTCTGCCGTCTCGTCCTCGGTCAGCTCGCTGCGACCCTCGGTCTCAGCAGCGGCGAGGATGGCCTTCACGGCCTCGTCTGCGGCGTCGCGCTCGGTCAGCGCGGCCGCGATCAGGGAGCGGATCTGCTCCAGCATGATGTGAACCTCCAGGTTCAATGGGGGTGGTTGGGGTTCACCGGGTGTGCGCGACGTGGCAGCGACGTGTATCCCGCAGTGCGGGGCGGCGTCGGTGCCGGCGGCGTGCTCGGCCAGGTGTTGCTGTCAGATGGACAGCGCCTCGTACTGGCGACGAGCCAGTGCGAGGGAACGACCTGACGGCGTGGTCGTTGCGGTCTCGGCCTCAGCGGCCGACTCGCGGATCTGCGCGACCGTCGCCGGGTTGGCGGGGAAGGTCACGACAGAAACGTCGAACAGCTTGAGCTCACGAATCGTCCGCAGCTCGTAGTTGTCGGTCCAGTCCTGGTTGACGGCACGGAAGGCGAACGACATCTCGTCCATGTCGCCCCGCTCCATCGCCGAGCGCAGCTCGGCCACCAGCGGATTCGACGGGTCCAACTCAGCGGACACCCGCAGGCCGATGTCGTCCGACTCGAGCGTCATCGTGCCCGACTTCGTGCGAGCCAGCGGAACGCCGGCATGGTTCACCAGCAGACGCACGTCGGCCTCCTTGGCCGACTTCGTCGCAGCACCACGGGCGATGACCTCGGTGAAGCCACCGTTGTCGGGACCGCCGCCGATGTCGTAGCGGGTGTCGTAGACGAGGGCGTAGCCGGTCAGCACCGGGTTGCCATCGTCAGCCGCCCGCAGCTCCAGGCCGGAGACGGCACGCGACTCACGCTCAGGCGTCTCGACCCCGTCGTCAGTGCGTCGGTACTCAGTCATCAGAGGGCTCCGTGGGAGACGGGACGGCGGGGTCAGGGGTGGCCGGCGGTCGCTGCGGCAGGCTGCCGATCAGGTCGGCGCCGGCACGGTTGGCAATCTCACGCGCTTCGTCGGCGGTGAGCACCACGTCGACGCCGAGATAGATCTTCTGAATCAGCTCGGCGATGTCGCGGGCCGACGACGGCCGGTCATCGACACCAGTCAACGGCTCACGGTCCTCGAGCTCCCGCACCTCGTCGATGGTTAGGAACGAGTTGTCGAGCGCGATGGCGTAGGACTCATACCGGGTTTTGAGATCCGAACGCAGGACAGCCGACACGTTCGCTTTGACGCTGACACCACCCGGCACCAGCGACGACAGCGATTCCTCGACCGGCACCAGGTACGGCACCAGCCCGTAGGTCAACCAGTCAGCGGCACGCTGCTCACGATTCGCATACGTGACGCTCGAGCCCGACGTCGCCGCACCGATCATCTCGGGGAACACGCCGTAGATACGGGCCACCTGCTCGACGGTGAACCGCTGCGAGTCGAGGAACTGCGAGTCGGTCGGCGAAATCTGGATCTGCTCGTGCTTCAGGCCGGCGCCGAACACCGCAGGCTCGCGCCCCGTCGTCGCCTTCAGGAACGCATCCTTCGCGCCCTGCGCCTGCTCTGATGTCAAGTTCTGATCCGAGTAGATGATCGACGACGGGTGACCGCCACCGGTGAAGAACTCGCCGCCGAACTTCTCAGCCTCGAGCCCCGACACGATCGACCGAGCGGCGTACGTGATCGGCGACAAACCGAACGGCTGACCGCCCGGCACGAAGATCGCCGTGTGCCACAGACGCCCGTTGGGCCAACGACCGACCGGCTGGTTGTCGATCTTCGTGACCCAGCCGCCGTCCTCGTCATGCCACGTCACTACGTTCGGCGACAACATTTCGATGCGTCGCGGGAACCCGTTGGGGGCGAACT